AACCACGTGGTCTTGGTGGCGATCAGCACAATCACGGCGACCAACGCGACGATGCCGGCGATGACGAGACCGATCGGGTTGGCGCTAAGCGCAGCGTTGAGTAGCCACTGCGCACCGGCCCAGATCTTCGAACCAACCGCTGCGGCCTTGCTCACGACCGTGTGAGCTACCGTGGCCAGGTTGCCAGCCTTCAGCCAGGTCACCATGCCCTTGAGGCTGGGTATCAAGAAGTTGAAGATGCCGGACGCCAGGTCACCTACACCGAAGCCAAGCAACAGCAACGTCTGTAGGCCGAAGTCACCGGACGACGCCGCTCGCAGACCTGAGAACCCATCCTGCAGACCGGTGAGGGTGTCGCGGAAGCCCATCGCCCTGGTCTCGGTTCGGTCTGCCGCCTCGCCCACTCGGTCGAACGCGTTGGCAGACTCACGTACCTCGCGCGACATGGACTTGGCACTGTCACCCACACGGTCGAAGGTGCGCTCCAGTTGTGCGGAGTCACCAGCGAAGGTGAGCGTGACCTGGTTCTTTCCAGCCATTACGTCACCTCCACGCCGGCCTGGCGGGCGACATCGAGAAGTGCCTCACGCATGATGTCGACCAGCTCGCCCGAGTCACGTGCCTTGTAGTAGCCCGCGTACAGGTAGCGCCCTTCCTTTAGGAATGCGCGCTTCACGCTCTTTCTCTTACCGATCCGACCACCGAAGTCGAGCCACGGGTAGTACGGCGCCTTGCGACCACCGGCCGATACGCGAACGGCGGTCCGCGTGGACTGGGGTTTGATGCTGCCTGCGGCCTTGCCAGACCTCCTTGGAACACGCGGTCTGGCATAGCCAATGACTACATCGGCTGCCTGGTTCATGGCCAACCGAAGTGCCTTGGGGAGGTCGGAGTCTAGCTTGCGAAGGTTGCGGTTGAACTCAGCCAGACCCTGGATCTTGATCGGCTCAGCCATGTTCAACCTCCCTTCACCTTGTTTAACTCAAGTTCTTCACGCTGTGCCTTACGGCTGTAATACATGCCCCAGTGAATGAACTCGTCGTTAGACATCTCAGTCCGCATGCAAGCCACCGTCATCCCCAGCTTCTGAGCTAGGAAGAACTCGAACTCCATCGTCGGGTTCGCCTCGAAGGCTTTTGTACGCCTCCTTCGCAGCCGACTCGATCAAGCCGGACAGCTCACCGATTCGACGTGAGACCAACTCGACATCACCGGCCGGCCACGCATCCATCAACCGCTTCACATCGGCATCAGTAAGCTGCTGCGAGTCATCGACCACCACGCCGTACTTGATGACGGTCCGTTCCTTGTCTGCGAGTGATGGCGCCGACTCCACGCGAAACGCCTCTGCACGAGACAAAGCGCGCACCCTTACCACACCAAAGCCGGGGATATCAACGTCATCCTCTGGCAGACGCGGCTTGAGTAGCAGGTCCTTGTCCATCTCACTTCCCTACGACTGTGCGGTGGTGGTGATCTCACCGTCGATGTCAAGCTCCAATGACCAGCGAACGTGGTCGGCGACAGGGTTCGTCTCGGTGTACTTGACAATGACTCCAACAAACGTGTCCTGTGGCTTACCCGAGCCGGTTCCCTCGGGACGTCGCGTGATTCGAACTAGTGTCTCGGTGTCATCGTCGTAAAGCGGCAGAATCACAGCACGCGGACCGACGGACGCAGCCGAGTCGTAGACACCCGACATCGTGAAGGTGCTGTCCTTGAGGCCCTTCGCCTTACGCTTCGCGTCGTTGCCATACGTGGTGACCTCGTTGACATCGCGTTCGCGAGGAATCTCGGACGTGTCCACATAGGTCGAGATGTCAGAGCCACCAGACACCGGAACGCTCGCACTCGATATGAGTACGATCGTATTCTTGCTGTGCACCAAACTCATGTCAGGCTCCTCGTCCTGCGATGTCGAGATTAAAGATGGCGCACAAGTAGTCGTTTCCGCCGACTGTGTTTACGTCAGTGACCCAGTCCTTCACACGTACCGCATCACACGAGGTGTAAGAACCCCTGTCGCCATCGAGTAGTGCCTTCACCGACTCTGACCCAGAGCCGTCCATGTACTTCGTAAGCAAATCACGTGTCTGCCGCGCGGTAGGATTACCAACCGCGACAACTACGACGCCGTTCATTCGATCAAAACCACGACCGTAAGTCTCATCGAAAGTGCCCTCGGTCGGGTACTCAACTATCGCGGCGGGCGCGATGATGGTTGCCTGGGGATATGCATAGGTTCGACCAGCGAGCGACGGAGCCTGACGGAGCCGCACCGCGATCTCATCCATGACATCACCAATGTTCATCAGAAGTTCCTCCGTGGTCGGACATACTTCCTCAGCGACACACCAACATCGGGATCAACGCGTGATAGCAGGCGCATTTCATTGCCTTGGTCTGGACTCCCAGCGATACCAAACGGCGAGTCACGCCGAACGGCGAAGCGATTCGACTGAAGAAGACACGCCAGCTCAACCGCGGCAGGAACAGCCGACCAACCCCAGTCTTCTGTGGTGATGGCGACGCCGTTCTCAACGGACGTTGGCTGGATCACCGAAGTAATACGAACCGCAATACGCGTGTACGGCATTCCCTCGTACAGCCCGGCGTTTGTAGGTTCGAGTGCGTAGTCGTTGATGACGCCGTCAGATGTCTCTACGACTACACTGCCAGTAACCGGCATCAAGTCGTCCATGAGCACGACCCAGCGGCGTCGACGGTAGTTGTACGATGCGGTGTAGAGACGCTCCTGAGATGATGCGACCCGACCGAACTGACGATTGCAGTGATTGTCAATCGCACGGGAGGCAGCGGTGATGTACATGGCCAGCTGGACATCATCGACTAGGTCGTCCACGCGAACGTAGTCCTTCAGCTTAGTCAGCGTGGTGTAGTCAGGGGCCCACGTCATCTCCGCTACCTCCCTTCACAATCGTCAGTTGGTCGGACTACGCATTGTCATAGATGACTTGTCGAACCCCTCCGATGTCGGTGTTAGCGAACGCCTTGTAGCCCCAGATCGCCAGGTCCACCATCGCGACCGGCGCGTAGCCGCCAGCGGAGGGGGTGCCCGGGAACTCAAGCCGCTGCGGAGTGGTCGCCCAACCCCATACGACCGCTGGATCGAAGAGCCACGAGTTGTTCGCCGAGCCACTAACTGCGGTGAGTGCGCCCGTGGGAATACCGACCACACCAGCCAGGTCGAGCTGCCGGAAGCGCGAACTCGCGGCTCCGGCCGCGTTCATCGGGTTGATGATCGGGTACAGCAGCCGGCCGTCGGAGTCCTTCGCCGCAACGAACGCCTTGTACAGCCACTTCTCCAGCGCGAATGCCGAGAAGTCATAGCTCCGAACGTTGAACTGCAGATCCGCCAACGCGGAGTTCCACGCGGCCTGAAGTGCGGAGTCAACGACGGCGACACCGAGGTTGATGTCGGTAGCGGCGGTGAGCGTGTTCAGGAACGTCCCCGCTGCTGTCTCAAGGCCCTCACGGTAGCCACGCACCATCTGGTTGAAGATGAGCGTCGAGACCGCCGGGTTGCCACCCATGTCCCAGACCTCGCGGGTGATGGATGCCTTGCCACTGAGTGCGGTTGGCGTCACCGTCTGGCTGGTCGTGACGAACGTACCGGCGGTCGGTTCGGTGCCCTCGGTGTGATCACCAACCAGGCCGCTGGACGAGCTGAACTTCGGGAAGACGAACGGCTGCACCCCGTTCGGCGGAACACCGCGACTGATCATGTTCCACAGCGGTGTCGGTAGGTCGCGCTGGTCGACGTACATGTCGGGACGCTGGATGTCCGGGTTCAGCTCGTTGACGTCGGTCGTGACGACGGTCGAGAACGTCTCCTGAAGCAGGCCCATGACGCGCCGGCCGGCGTCGGTGTTGGTCCCGTAGACGTCGTTCACCCGCGACATCTCCAGCAGGTCGGTCGAGAACACAAACGCACCAGGCTGGAAGTTGCCGCCACGGTCGAAGCGGTACGGCGCCGGCTCACGAACGGCCGTGAGCGTGGTTGTCCGCGTCGGGTTCACGACGCTCGGACCCTCATCTGGAAGAGGAAGCGCCGGCGTCGGCCGAGCGTTGCCGAGGTAGTCCTGCATGAACGATGCGAACATCGCCTGCATGTCAGGCGCGGGTGCCGGAGCAACCGGAGCAGGAGTTGGCGCAGGAGCGGTGCAGGCCACGCCCGGTGCGTGGTTCTGTCCGCACGTGGTGCACGGGTCCATGGGTTCTCCTAGGTCTCGACTCGCTGCCACCTTGGTCACGCGAGCGTCATCAAATGCGGGTAGTGCTAGGACGCTGGTTTCACGCCACGCGGCGCGAGTTACCAAGAGCACGCCCTTATTGAGGGGATCAGCGGTGTACTGAATAATGTCAACGCCCGGACTAAAGCCATCACGAACGCCTTCATCTGCCTCACGAAGAGCCCTGTCACCGTCTTCACCGGTACCTACGCGGTACCGAGCGAAGCGGCCCTGGGGTCGCTCGTCGGTGTAAACCATTGGGCCGAGAGGCTGCGAGAAGTCGTGATCCCGGAGCAGCTTCACCCGTGACATGTCGTCGTAGGTGAGCGCACCCTGGGCGAACCGCCAGCGTCGACCGTTCTTCGTCGCTATCTTGTCTGGTCCGTATGGAACGACGATGCCCTCGATGGTTCGCTTCTCGAAGTCGACGCCGAACGTCTCCACTGGGAAGTCAAGCGTTAGCGAACGCTCGATGTCGGCGTCGAACGTCGTGAGATCTTCAAGACCGGCCGCGACGCGAGGACGCATCTGGCGAACGTTGTCAGGTATCTGATCGGTCTGTTGCTGCTGCTGCTCTTGCGGAGTGTCCTGCGGAGTTGGCTCGGCCGCGCCCTCGGGCAGAGGCGGGAGCTTCTCCTCCCTGCGGATCTCCTCCACAGTGATAGCACCTAGGTTCTTGGCGGTCTGGTAGGTGCTCCAGCGGGTAACCGGGTCAGCACGCATGTAGTCGTCCAGGTCAAACGCAACCGTGTAACCACGCTTCGTCACGTCGCCCATCGAAAGCCGCTGCGTGATGGCTTGCATGTACGGACTCAACGTGTTGTTGATGCGATCCTGTCGGCGGTCCGTCACATTCTGGTATGTGTTCGTGGTGACGCTAACGCCCAGGTCGGTCGGATCCAGACCAAGCGCAACCGCTAGATCGAGCGTGACCTTCTTTTGAAGCTCAACAAGCTGTAGGTCTGCAGGCGACGGTGAGTCAACCGAGTGGTAGTCGACCGCACGCTTGATGTACGCGGTGGCATTTGCGTGACGCGCCGTCGTCCAGTCATCGAGCATCCCGCGAGCTTCATCGTCTGTTGGATCCTCGGCGTTTTCCTTCGGCGTGAAGTAGTCAAGGGGACGCGGGTTGTTCGCGTACATCTCAGCGGCCTTGTCGAAGGCGAACGCGCGCTTAATCGACTTTCCACACGAGACCAGCAGAGGGGTGTTAGGCGAGTCGAACCGGATCAGATCCGACCACGGAACCTCGACGCCATCAACGTAGACCACAGACCGCCGTGGGTCGTAGTTCCCGGGAAGTGGTGCGGGCGAGTTCTTCGAGATTTCCTGCTGGATCCTAACCGATGTAAACGCAATGTGCTGCGCGTAAGTTGGGTAGCGGTCCGCACCACGCTCGATAACTCGCCACCAAGAGACGCCCTCGAACAACAGATCCTCAACCGTCTGGGCCAGCGTCACGACGTTGGCGATGTCAGGATCGATCTGGTCAAGTAGAGGCAGGCGAACGACATTCCAGTCCGAGTCGTACTGGATGAGTGGTAGCGTCGAGATGGAGCAGATGAGGTTGCGGCCGCGAAGAACGGCGGGAACACTCATCGCGTCTTCACGAGATACGCGACCCATGCTGCTGAACATCGCAGCGAACAGCGCGTCGATAGGTTGGTAGGAACCCGAGGGATTCGCTGGCTCCGCGTCGAACTTCAAGTGTGGCGTCGCACTCTGTAGCGTCAAACGCCGCCAAGAATCGCGCCAAAACCCCATGGATCAACTATAATCTATCGTGTGCCAGTGCACGATGAAGAGAAACACTTGATGGGAGAACGATTCCCGGCTTACCCAATGGCGCGGGAAGCGTTCGTGCGAGGTGAACCGCTCCCGCAGCCGCGTATGCAGCGTCGCAGTGACCCTCGCCTTTACGCGCGAAGCGCCACACATCACCCGTCCAAAGCTTTGATGCGCCCGTCACATGCGCGGTCAGTAGTGGCTCATCACTGTGAATGACCTGTCCCGCGTCGACCTGCTCGGCGAATCCCATGCAGATTGCCGCGACCTCTGAGCGGATCTCCGCGATGCTGACGCCTGGTGGTGGCCAACCTATGACGCCCTTACGATCGGCCAGGTCGGCAGCGAGTGCTGCGGCCGGACCGTTCGGCAGCCACCCAACGACCTGCGGCCGTACCTTCTTGATCCATCCGGATAGCTCGCGCCTCAATGTCTTCGTTGCGTCCTCACCGTGCCACGCTGCGACAACCTCGACGCGTGCGCGGTCATCAGGTAGCACAGCGGCCGCGGCCAGTGTGGCGTGCTGCCGATCCGGAGACACGTCCAGGCACA